CTGCTCCGACTGTCGCTTCGGCCGCGAAAGCAGCCGTCGGGTCACTCAGTCTGTGCGGGTGCGAATCCATCGCTTCCCTCTGGTTCCTACAGGTTCCAGTTTTTCAGACCCGATATTACGCGGCCAAACTGTAAATAGCCGCATCGTCAGACCACATCGACAACAGCTCCATGTCGCTTTGGAGCCGCATAACGTCGTCAAGGACCAGATTAAAGTACTTGGCGTTGTCGATCGTAAGCTCTACAGTAGTACCAGACGGCCGGTCGACCGTCAGGGCCATGTCGAGAGTGTAGTCCTTGATAGTAATCGTGGGCTTGGTCCTGATCTTTACCTTATCCCCCATATTACGTATCTCGCCTTCGTACAATCGCGACTTTACGCCGCGTCCGACTGTCGCTTGCGCCGGTCGGTAATATTGCGCACACGCGCAATCCATTCTTCGACCACAGCGCCCGGGCCACTCAGTCTGTGAGGCTGCGTTTTCATATCGTCCAGGCCGGCACAAATCATGATGCCATCCCGGTAATGCCCCATCCGCGCGCACTTCAGCAGGAAATAGGCCCGGTCGGTCGTCAGATAGAGGCTCTGACCGATCCGGTCCTTTTCCATAAACGCACGCAATTTCGAGGGCGATATCGACAACCGCCATTCAACCTTGCCGTCGAACTCCGTGATGCTGCCGCCAAACTGCTTCTGCAACAGGTCGATAGCGACCCGTTTCCATGTCGCAGCACTGACAACCAAATACGCAACAGCAGAGCCGTTCGCGCTAATACTCGCCACAAAACAACCATTGCCGTCGATATACCCGGCGGTCCACTTAACCGTCGGGTGTTTCGGCATCGGCGGCGGGTTATTGCGCAACGCGTCCAGCTGCTCCCGCGCTGCGGCAAACGGCAACCCGTTGAGGGCCTCCGCTGCCTCGGCGATCCTGCGGTGTGCCACGAGGTACTTCCGCAAGAACACCAGCACGTTCACGGCACGCTGCCCGACGACGCGCCACTGCCAGCCATGATCGTCGCTGCCCGAGATCGACCCCCACGGCGTCGCCGCCGAAGGGGGCGTCAAAGAGCTGGCCACCAACTCTACGAAATCCCGCCGTTTATTGCTAAACGAGAAGGCAACGTAGCTCTTGTGGCCACGACAGGGGTCATGGATGTAGATCGAACCGTCGGCGTCAAGAAGTCCAGCAAGGTACTTAGGCGGTAAACGCTTGCCGCGGGTTCCTCTCGGTTCCCGTTTTTCAGGCCCAGTATTCGGACTACCTCCTAGAGATGATCCACGTTGGAAATGGCGGCGAGAACCGTCGCTGCGTAGCACTGCGCCTTCGGCGCATTGGACCGTCGCTTCGCCCGTAATAACAGGCGCCCCCTCACTCGGCCTCTGCTGCTGCGCGCAAGCGCTTGCATCGGGTTCCCAGCGGGGTTCCCGTTTTTCAGAGGGGGTATCAAGTCCTAGCATGAACTTGTCGATCAGTTTACCTGCGAACTAACAGATCGCGTATTTGGCCAGGGACCAAATTTCCGGTACGAACACACCGCCAGCGGCGGCGCCACTATAGGCGGGACTTGCGGCAACACCGCTATAGGGTGTGCCTTGTGCGATAGCCATGATGGCCTCCAAAGTTACGCATTGGCAATGCGTCCTTCGGCGGCCGCCGCGAGGATGTCCCGTTCGATACGGTCGGCCTCTGCCTCCCGCCCCCGGTAACGACCTCGGATTCGGCCGTCGTAGAACGCCTGGATGTCGCGGTTAGTCCAGATGCGTCGTTCCGGAGCGCCGGGTCCGGGTGTCGCGTTGGAAGCGCGGCCCGGGGCGGCAAACGAGGCCAGGTCGACCCGTCCCGCACCGTTACCGTTGGTGTAACTACCGTTCGGTATTGGCGTCTGGGGCGAATAACCGGGAACCGGTTGCCCGTAGTCGGTGTGCTCTTGGAGATACGCCTTGAAAAATCTACCGGTGCGGAGCGAGTCCCCACTGGCGTAGGCGGCCCGCAGCATGTCGAGGCGGCGGGCACCTGAAAATGGGTCGAGTTCCTGTAGCCAGGAATTAAAACCGGCGTCGGTGTCGAGCGACAGCCATCGCCCGGCCAACTCCGGGTCGCGGTCCAGCTCGGCGCGGACCCGATCCTTGACATGGTTCTCCGACTGCCGCTCCTGGTGAGCCCGCAGCTCGGCGATCTGCTGTTGTTGAGCTTGTAGGTCGCGCTGCACCTCGGCGCGCGCCCAGCGGCGTGTCGAGTCGACAAACTCCGGCCCGTAGGTCGTGTAGTCGTCCTCGGGTATCTCGACCTCGGCGGCCGGCGGGGCCGGCGCTGGAGGCGGCGGCGCCGACTGCATCGAGGCGATCAGGTTTTCGAGCTGTTGAACCTGACTGCGCAGGTGCGGAATCTCGCTGTCGTACTTGCCCTGAAGGGTGCGGTAGCGGTGCTGCCAGTCGTCCTGCGGGGGCGCAGGCGGCGGCGCCTGGCGGTCTTGTTGCTGCTGCTCCTGCGGCGAGCCGATAGGAACTATACCATCGAGTTCCGCCTGCTGCTGTGCCTGCGCCGCCTCTTGGGTGGCGTCGGCGGCCTGCTGCTCGGCCTGGAGCTGGGCCTGCAACTCATGCGCGCGGCGCGCCTGGCGGCGCACCGCCTGCGGCACGCGATAACCCGCGTCGCCGTTAGGAAGTTGCGGCGACGCCGGCGCAGCCGTCTCGGCGACAGGAGAAGGCGCCGGAGCCTGCGTCTCGGTGTTATGGGTCGCTGCGTCGGACACTATCTGGTCTTCCCATTTCCTAGCGGGTTCTCGGCCGCAGGGGTTGTCGGCGGCCGGACCGGCACGGTCGGCTTGATCGTCGCCCGCGAGGGGGCGTTGGGGCCGGCCTCCATGATCTCGAAGCACCACAGGACGTCGCGCACACCCCGGGCGTAGCCGCAATTCTCCGGGGTCGCGGTCTCGACGGCCGAGTGCATCAAGCGGCCCATCTGCTCGGACAGCGCGCCCATCAGGACGCGCCAGTCCTCGGTGTGCTTGAGGCGCTGCGCGGCGTCGAACGCCTGGGAACCAAGGCTCAAGCTCATCGCGGCAGACTCGCTGGCTGTTGCAACGATTTGTGGAAGTCGAGGACGTGCTTCAGGTCGAGGACCGCCTCGTGAAGCCGATCCGAGCTACGCCCAAACCGCATGTCCTCCAGCTTGAGGAGCAACCGCTCCAGCTCGGCCCGCAGCGGCATCATAGGCTAATCAACCCGCTGGCCTTGGGCTTGCCGTAAGCCTCAAAGGCGTGCGCCATCTGCTGCTCGGGGCCGCCGATCCCCTTGGTGATGCCGGCGGCGCGCTGCCCGGTGTAGTTGCCCATGTTCTGCATCGAGCGCGATTTGCCGATGGGGTCGGGAAAACCCTTGGCGGGGCTGCCAGCCATATTTCCACCGAGAAGGTGCGGCGGCAGGGCCGGCCCAACCGGCGGCGCAGGCGGTTGGCTGCGAGCCATCACTCGTTCTCGTCGGTGTCGCCGACGCCGCCGACATAAAGCTCGGTCGCCGGCACGTTGCGCGGGTTGAGGCGCCCGGCGTCGGTCGAGACCGCCTTGCCCTTGGGGTAGCGGTTGGGGGACGCGGTCGGGCCGCCGGGGTTGGAGGTGCCGCCGCCTTCGATCTTGTTGGTCTGTGCTTTCACTGTGCCGTCTCCGTATTGGTCGCCTTGAAAAGCGTCGCCGGCCGAGGTCTTTTCGTAGGTGCCGTTCATCTGAATCTCCTTCAGGGTCCGGGTAACGCCGGCCCGACGGTGTTAACCGGCGGCGCGAGGTCGGACAGGGACGCAGGCCCCGGCATCGGCGCCTGCGAACCTTGGGCGGCCGCCGCCGGACCAGCGCCGGGCGGCGCCATGAGGTTGCTACCGGTAGTAGGGGTGCCGACGCCGGAGCCGCCGGCGCCGTTGGCTTTCATCGCGACCGCTGCCGCCTTCAACTGCATCTCGGCTTGCTGCTGCTGAAGGTTGTGCTGGATCATCGCGGTCTGGGCGGCTTTCTCGGCCTGGACCTGTTGCTGAATCTGCTCGTCGTCGGGCACCACGTCGTCGGGCAGCCCGAGGTCGCCGGCGAGGGCGCGAAGCACCCGGCCGCGACCGACGTCGCCGACGATCTTGGCGTCGAGCGGGTTCGCCGTGATCTGCAAGAACTGAAGGCGTTTCTGCTGCTCGGTTTCTTTTTGGAGAGCGACCACGACGCCATTGACCTGGATCTGTTCGGACCCCGACAACAGCCCGGTCTCGTCGGTCAGCATCACCATGTCGTAGAGGCTTTCCAGGACGCCTCGAATGACGTCTTCGTCGATGTTGGCGGCGACGGTTTGCAATACCTTCTGGGCGTTGCCCATCAACATGCTAAGACCGGACGCAGTACGTCCCGCACCACCCTTGAGGGACTCGCCCGTGGTGTAGCGCGGGATCGCGCTGATATCGTCGGCCAGCGAGCTGATCGACCCGTAGATCGTCATCAGCTCCTGGGCATTGGAATTGGGCTGGAAGAACTCAACCGGCTTGCGGTTGGTATTGCCGCCCATCGGGTCCGAGAAGACCTTCCAGCGCTTCCAGGGGTAAAGGGAATCCTCGTTGGTCGTCGGGTCCAACAGCTCGGTGTTGATCACCACCTGCGGCCCGGACGCCATACTCAAATTATTCACGAGGGCGCGCAGCGTCGCGTTGGCGACCTCCTGGAGGTCTTCGAGGATATCCGGGAGGCCGTGCCCGGCGATTGTCCCCGGCACCTTCTCGAAGCTGCTGACGTAGTAAGGATGCCGTTGGCGCGGGCTAGGGGAAATCTGGGTCTTGATCGTGTACCGGCCCACCACCCAGCTCTCGACCATGTATTCCCGATCGAGATCGGGTATCTGACTGCGGTCGATGCCGTTTTCGAGAAGCATCTGGCCTTGCATCAGGCCGTGATACTCGACCGCATCTATAAGGTGGGAGGTGTTGAGGCTGGGGGACTCGCGGGCTTGCAGAAGCGCCTGCTCGACATCGGGGCTATCCATCCAATCCCGCAGCCCGGCGGCGTAGTCGGTGAGGGCGCCGCGAACCGCCTCCTGGTCGTAACCGGGGAGGTCCATGACGGAGACCAGGTCGTTGCGGGTGAGGTGCTGGCGCTCGATACACTCGGCGTTGGTGATCTCCTGCGCACCTGGGTCCCAGTAAAAGTCCTGCGGCGCGACGCGCTCCCAGCACATCTGCGGGACAGTCTGGAGGGATGGGCGCCGCTGGTTCCACACCAGCTTCGGCACCATGCGGACCACCGGGCCCTTGATGACCGCATAGGGAAACAGCGGCAAGTCGACGAGAAAGCGCGCCAGCGCCGAATAAAACCCACCCTCGCGCAGGATCTCGTCCATGCGGTCGGCGGCGGCGTCGGCCTGGATGGTGGCGGTGCGCTTGGCCGCCTGCTGCGCCATGTGCATCATCGCGACGTAGCGGGTGTGAACCTGCTCAGGGTCCGGCTGCTGGCCCTGGGCGGCGCTCTGCGCCGCCTGCGCCGCGACCATCTGGGCGATCGTCGCCGCGACTTGTGCGGGGACCGGCGGGTCCTGCTCGGGGTCGACGGTCCAGGGCCGGTCGGCGCCGAGGTAGACGTCTCTCAGAAG